TGAAGGATATGTGGAGCACGAAGGAGAAAGACATTACTTCTGGTTAATCAATCCTCAAGGAGTAGATCCTAGAGGTAATGAATATGCCCCAGAGGTGAGGTGGTTCTTCAATCGTGTACCTAGAGATGTGAGAGTCATGTATAACGCTATTATTGAAGCATTTAAACAAACAGAAGATGATCAAAGGAGAGATTAGTACAGAAGCCAACTATAGGGCCAAAACTATAGACAGTTCTTCCAGTCTGAAGGATTTCAGTATGGACAGGAAGAAGTATTACAAAAAGCATATTCTTGGTGAGTCTGTAGAAGATAAAGACTCTCAAGCTGCAAACATGGGAAGACTTGTCGAAACCCTTCTTATGGAACCAGAATTGTTCGATGAGAAGTTTTACATGTCTTCATGTGTAAGTGCACCTACAGGATTGATGCTCAATTTTGTAGAGGCTCTATACAAGTTTACAAAAGAAGCTACCAACGAACATGGACAGGTGACCAGAAGCTTTGAGGACATTTCCAAGGATGCTTATGTAGAATCTGGATTCAAAATCAAATACGACGCTGTAATAGGTAAGTTTGTAGGATCAGATGCAGAAATATTCTACAATGAGATTCGTAAGGTGAGAGCTAATGGATTGACAGTTGTCACCACCGAAGACGTGGCTAACGCTGAAAAGATCGTTACAGAACTTCGTACTAATCCTATCACAAAGGATATAGTGAATCTGGTAAATAGTCCTAGATATTCAGTGCACAATCAGCTACAAGTGGAAGGTTATACACTGGACCACCATGAGTTTAAAAGCATGATGGATAAGGTGGTTATTGACCATGAGGAAAAAACAGTGCAGGTATATGATCTTAAGTGCACATGGTCTGTAGAGAATTTCTTGGAAGAATACTATCTCTACCGCAGAGCATATATTCAAGCTTTATTGTATTACAAAGCTGCAATTCACTACATGAACAATACACCAGAGATCAGAGGCTATCGTGTAGAACCTCCAAAGTTCATTGTTTGTGACAGTACAAACTATTACAATCCACTGATTTATACTCTCTCTGATAAAGATTTGGAGAATGCCTATAACGGTTTCACTCACAAGAATAGAGAATATCCAGGCGTAAAAAATCTTATTGCAGACCTTAAATGGGCTCTAGAGAATAATGTTTGGAATATTTCTGCAAAGAACTATCAGAATAATGGACTTGTAAAAATTATGGGCTAATGGAGAAAACGATCACAACAATATTTATGGTGCCCACCCTCAAGATAGATAGGAATGCCTTGAAGGATAATGGTTTCATAAATGGATATGTAAAAGATTCACACAGAGAGGTGCAGTATCCAGACTGCATCTATCTGGTGTTCCAACCTAAGAATGTGGACAGATTCAGGGAATTCCTGGATAGTGAATATGAAAGGACAAAAGATTTGATAGATGACTATAATTACGAAGGAGGCTATGTAGTGGTTGTTTATCGTCTGAACAAAGAATACGAGAAAGACTTTAAGATGATTCGACAAGGAAAGTACTCCAAGACATCTAAAGCTTTCCAAGCTCTGTTCCCCAAAGTGATAAAGATAATGAAAAACGGCCTGCATAAGGACGAGATTTCATTACAATATCGTGTCTTCAATAGAACAGAAGACTTGATTAAATTCTGGGAGGACAGGTTTGATGTAGAATTTGATGATGACCAAGAGATTTGGCATGCATTTGAAGATAAAAATGAAGTGTTAGACCTTAATAAATTGAAAACCAATGTATAACGAACATTTATTTAACATGATTAGCAGAGAGTTTGGTCTTAACAGAGCCATACAATTTGCTGAAGAATTAAGCTTCATGTATGGAGAAATGGCTAAACAGCCAAATGCCAACCTTGAATATGCTTATGAGCACCAATGGTGGAAAACAAAATTTGAAAACTTAAAACACAACAATTATGCAAGACTTGATGGAAAAATATCCGTTGTCTATGAAAGCAACGAAGAATTGGTATCTAAAACTAATAATTGAGAACCTAAAAAATCAGTCTATGACTGATGAAGAGATTCAACAGGTGCAAAATATGGGACTCGTAAATGATGACATTAATGGAATCTTACAATCAAATCCTATTGCTCTATGTAAGTTCTTTGATGAACAAGATGTATACATAGGAATTGATGTTAATATGAACAAGAAGTTCAATTACAAAATCTTGGTTTCAGGAGGAATGCTTGTGGATAATAAAGAATACACTAGAGATGAAGCTGAGAGAGAAGCAATTACAACAGCATTTAGATTTTTAGAAAGCGTATTAAAAAATAAAGAAGATGGAGGACAAGATAGTTCAGCAGGTAGTGAATCGCTACCAGAGTAGGAGTGATGTAGGCGTACGTAAGTATGGTACCACTCTAGAGGGTAATAACAAGGACAACTACTTAAGACATATTCAGGAAGAAATGATGGATGCAACCCTCTATATAGAGAAGTTGATAACGCAGAAAGAGGAGATAACTAACTTAGTTAAATCCATTCCTAATGATATGGAATTAGGTGCAGCAATAAGAAAATTAGTTAGCTAGAATTTTCCAATTGTCTTGGAAGTTTGAGGGCAGTGGACTAACTTCGCTGCCCTTTTTATTTTTAAACAAAAAACTATATACATTATGGATTTAGGATTGGAAGCGCTAAGTAAGCTGACGGTTTTCAGTAAGTATGCAAAGTATGTTCCTGAGCTCAAAAGAAGAGAGACATGGGATGAAATTGTTGACAGGTATGAACAGATGATGATTAGGAAGTATCCTAAGCTTGAAGCAATGATTAAAGAGACCACCGTGTTCATCAGACAGAAGAAGGTGTTACCCTCTATGAGAGCTCTACAGTTCGCTGGACCAGCAATGGAAGTGAATAATGCAAGAGGATACAATTGTGCCTACCTACCTGTAGACAGTCTATACAGCTTTAGCGAGACAATGTTCCTATTATTAGGAGGAAGTGGTGTAGGATTCTCCGTACAGAAACACCATGTGGAACAACTACCTACAGTTGTAAGGGTAGAAAACCCCAAGAATCGTACGTATTTAATTGAAGATAGCATCATGGGATGGGCAGATGCTGTGAAGGTCCTTATGAAATTCTACTTTGAAGGAGGCCATAAGCCTAAGTTTGACTTCAGAGCAATCAGGCACAAAGGAGCCAGACTAGTTACAGCTGGTGGTAAAGCACCTGGTCCAGAGCCACTTAAGCTATGTTTAGCTCATATTGAGGCTATTATGGAGCGTAAGGAGAATGGATCTAAGCTTAGTCCATTAGAATGCCATGACATTATGTGCCATATTGCTAATTCCGTATTAGCTGGTGGTATCAGAAGGAGTGCAATGATCTCTTTATTCAGCCACGATGATGAAGAAATGATTACCTGTAAATACGGTAACTGGTGGGAGCTGAATGAACAAAGAGGTAGAAGTAACAACTCTGCTGTATTGGAAAGAGGAAATGTTGGTGAAGAGGAGTTTATGGCCCTTTGGAAGAGAATAGAAGCAAGTGGAAGTGGTGAACCAGGAATCTACTGGACTAACAATAAGGATTGGGGAACCAACCCATGTTGTGAGATTGGATTGCGTCCATTCCAGTTCTGTAATCTCTAAACTACTCATGGAGATTTAAAACCCTGAGAATTGCTGGGAACTCTGACCACATAATGGTGAAGACAATCAGCAGCCGAGCCTAGAAATAGGAAGGTTCAACGACTAGTCGAAAGACGTACACTCAAGTGAGTGGAAGCACAGGGCCCCGAAAGGGTGATGATATAGTCTGAACAATATAGAAATATATTGATGAAAATTTGGAAATCTCGAACAAGTTCTGTAATTTTGTAAAAATACAAAACTATGAGAATAAATCGAGAAGGTTATAAAATATCAGAGACAGAACGAGAATGTACTAATTGTGGTGCAATGTTTCTTAAAACCTCTAAAACAGTAACTCTTTGTAACAAGTGTAACTCAGAACGAGTAAAGTGTACAAGTCCTGAATCAAAAATGTTTCAAAGAGCAAAAGGAAGAGCCAAACAAAAAGGATTAGACTTCAATTTAACTGTTAAAGATATTATTATACCAAAACATTGTCCAATTCTAGGAACAGAATTAGTTTGTAAAAGTGGAGCATCAGGAGGTCAGAAAAACTCTCCTGCTTTAGATAGAAAAGATTCAAAAAAGGGCTATACTAAAGATAACATACAAGTGATTAGTCATTTAGCAAATATGATGAAAAGTCACGCCACTGAAGAAGAATTAATATCATTTGCAAATTGGATAATAAAAAATATTCCAAAAGATTCTGATCAAGAGTAACGAACTTGATTGAACATTATGGTGAGGTGAATGTTAGTGATATTGAGAGTCAGGAAGACCTGAACAACCGTGTCACAGCAGCAGCTTTCTTTGGTACATTACAGGCAGGATTTACAGATTTTCACTACCTACGTCCTATCTGGAGCAAAACCACACAAAAAGATGCCTTATTGGGTATTGGTATGACTGGTATTGGTTCTGGTGAAATCCTTAATTATGACCTAAATGCAGCTGCAGAAGTGGCAAAAGCTACCAATTGCCTGATCAGTGAAATGATTGGCACCAATGAAGCAGCTCGTGTGACCTGTATTAAACCTTCTGGTACAACCAGTCTTGTATTGGGAACTGCCAGCGGTATTCATGCATGGCATAATGATTACTACCTACGTACAATGCGCTTTGGTAAGAGTGAGGACATTGCTAGCTACTTGATTGTAAATCACCCAGAGCTGGTAGAAGATGATATTTTACGTCCTCATGACACCATCTGTGTACGTATTCCTGTTAAAGCACCAGAAGGTTCTATATTCAGGACAGAGACAGCCATTGACACATTAGAACGTGTTAAGAAGTTCTCTCAAGAATGGATTAAGCCTGGCCATGTTACAGGAGATAATACACACAACGTAAGTGCTACAATTTCTATTGATAAGAATAGAAGATATGATGCTTCATTTAACGAAAATGGAGATTTAGTATTTTCTCTTACAGATAGAGATATTTTGGTAAATAATGAGTGGCAAGTAGTAGGAGCATGGATGTGGAATAATCGTAATGTGTACAATGGCTTGAGTGTTTTGAACTACGATGGGGGAAGTTATACCCAAGCCCCTTTCGAGGATATTTCTAAGGAAGAGTATGAAAAAAGATTAAGCACTTTAAAATCTCTAGATCTATCAAAAGTTGTAGAACTGGATGATAGAGTAGATTTCGGCCAGGTTAGTGCCTGCGCAGGAAACCAATGCGAAATCAATATCTAAAAATAAATTTGGTAGTACGGTAAATGTTATTTATATTTGCTGTACTACCAAAATATTTAAAAATGAGAATTAATCCAATTATAGGACAAAAGTTTGGAGATTGGGAAGTCATCTCTGAAAATGTTGAAAAGTATAAAAGATGGTACAAGTATAATGTTAGATGTAAATGTGGATTTGAAACATTCATTTTAGCAAATACTCTTAGACGAGGAAAATCGACTTGTTGTAAATCTTGTGGAAATGAAAAACATTATAAAGGTGTTGGAAATTTAAGCAGTACATTTTTTTCAAGAATATTGGAAGGAGCTAAAAAAAGAAAGATAGAAGTATCTGTCACAAAAGAAGAAATTTTAGAACTTCTAGAAAAACAAGAATACAAATGTGCTCTGTCAGGACTTCCTTTAGTGATGTCAAGATCATTTTCTGTAGATAGAGCAAACCAAACTTATTCTACAACAGCTTCTCTAGACAGAAAAGATAGTTCTAAAGGATACACTCTAGCAAATGTACAATGGGTACACAAAGATATAAACATCATGAAAAATAAGTATGATCAACCATACTTTACAGAGATGTGCAGACTTGTATATAAGACAATGTATGCAGACAACTTATAGGTTTTTTGATTAATAATAGAAGCCCCTCTATTTCTATGGAGGGGCTATATTTTTTTCAGAATATCCACAGAATTTCGTAAATTTGAACAAATAAAAAAAAGTATATGGCGAAAGCAAAAGACACAACAGTAGCGAGTGGTAAAACCAAAACGCAAGAAGCATTAGAAAAGCTGAACAAAACGTATGGCGTGGGCACCGTGTTAGCCCTAGACTCAAAATCACACAATGTTTATGACGTAATTAGTTCAGGATCAATTGGTTTTGACTACATCACGCTAGGAGTGGGTGGGTTTGTAAAAGGTAGGCTCTATGAATTAATGGGTTGGGAAGGTACAGGTAAATCAACTATCTGTGGACACGCTGCAGCAGAGTGTCAGAAAGCAGGTGGAACTGTCTTATACATAGACGGTGAGCATGCAGTTGATAAAGCATATTTTCAGCAGCTGGGAGTGGATACAACAAAGATGTTGATTGCTCAACCAAGCTGTGGTGAAGAGGGTTTCAATATTGCTATGGAGATGATTCAGACTGACGAGGTAGACCTTGTTATCATCGACTCAGATAGTTCATTGATTCCTAAAAAGGTCTTAGATGGTGAAGTGGGTGACTCTGCCATTGGTAAGAAAGCTGTTCTAAACAGTAATGCATATCCAAAGCTGAAGTCTGCCATTGCAAAACACAACGTTTGTGTTATTGTAATCAGTCAGTATCGTGAGAAGATTGGTGTTATGTTTGGTAACCCAACAACAACTCAGGGTGGGCATGCTTTAAAGTTTTATTCAGACGTTCGTATAGAAGTCTCTAGAAGTCTGGCTAAAGAAGGTGATGTTACCTATGGTAATCTTACTAAGCTGAAAGCTATCAAGAACAAACTTAATCCTCCATATAGACAATCATCATTTGAGATTATTTATGGCCTTGGTATTGACAAGGTGGGTGAGGTGCTAGCTCTTATGCATGACCTAGAGATAGGTAGAAAGTATGGTAAGACTATGACCTTCAATGATACCAAGTACGACTTAGAAGAGTTCAAAGCAATGTTGCTTGACAATGAAGAGTTTTACGAAGAGGTGAAACAATCTATTATTAACAAAATAAAAAATGAAACCAATGAAAGTAAAGATCAAGAAGTTGAATCCACTAGCGGTGATTCCGAAATATAGTAAGCCAGGAGATGCTGGTATGGATTTACATGCTGTAAGTTTAGACCTTGCTGTAAACAGTGATGGTAAAGTTGTAAAGATTATTATTGATTCAGGTCTGGCATTTGAGATTCCTAAAGGATTTGTAGGACTAGTATTTCCAAGAAGCAGTGTACACTCATCTGGAGTGAGACTGGCAAACTCAGTAGGTGTAATTGATAGTGGATACAGAGGACCAGTGAAAGCTGTGTTTGATGTTAAACCTGATGAAACATACATGTACAATGTAGGAGATAGATTTGCTCAAATAATGATCTTACCCTATCCAGATGTAGAGTTTGAAGAAGTGGAAGAGTTATCATCTACAGAACGTGGAGAAGGAGGATTTGGTAGTACAGATAAAAATTAAATTATGACCCCAGAGAAGTTAGCAAAGATTAAGCAATACCAAAAAGATTATGAAAATCGATTTGGTGAGACGTTAGAGATTGATTGGCATACAATGAAGGGACTGCCTAAGAACATCCCTACAGTAGATGAACTGTTTGAAAAGGTCTGTGCTAAACACGGTGCTTCAGAAGAAGCAATATTATCCAGAGAAAAAAGAAGTCACTCTGAAGGTATGGGAAGAGAAAGAGCAGCTCTTGCAGAATTCTCAAGAGAGGTGCTACATCTCAGACTGAACACCGTAGAAGCAGCAAAGAAAATTAAAAGAGACAGACAAGTAATCTATTATTATGCCTTCAAAAAAGTGTAAGACATGTGGAGCTAATTGTGAAGGAGGAGATTATTGCTTTAGGCACAAACCTAGAAAACCTCTAAGTGTTGGTAAAAAGTTGGGAAATTCCACCATTAAGTCCAAAAACAGGGCTAATGGTGGAAAAAACCAACACACCTTTGAAGAACAAGTGGCATTCTTCCTACAGATATGGAATAAAAGGCCACATAGATCTGAGATTAACAATGAGTATTTAGGTAAGGAGCCCTTAACAATATTCTTCCACCACATTCTCCCAAAAGAAAAATATCCAGAAGCTTGTTTCGATGAAGAAAACATCATACTTTTGACATGGGAACAACATGATAATGTCGAAAGAGATATTTACAAGTATCCAGAGATTAACAATAGGCGAGAACTATTAAAAGCTAAGTATGAGAGAGCCCAATAGAGAGCGTAAAGCAGACATTAAATCTATCAATGCTATACAGCTTAATGAAGAACAGAAAGAAGCAAAACGCTTAATCATTGAGAATCAAATAGTTATAATTACAGGAAGAGCTGGTTGTGGTAAATCACTAGTGTGTGCCCAGGCAGCATTAGACTTCCTTAAGAAGAAGCAAATTGATTGCATCTATAACACCAGAGCAGCTATTGAAGTGGGTAAAAGCCTTGGATTTCTGCCTGGAGCATTGAGTGAGAAGTTTGATCCATACATGGAAGCATTTGTAGAAAACTTAAACAAGTGTTGTACAGATAAGAAAGAAGTGGAGAAACTAATCCAAGATGGTAAGGTGAAAGCCCTACCAGTGCAATTCATTCGTGGAAAGACTGTTGATGACCTGTTGATTGTGGAAGAAGCACAAAACCTTACAAAGGCAGAGATGCTGGCCATATTAACACGATTAGGCAAGACTGGTAAGATTGTTATCAATGGAGATAACGAGCAGCAGGATACAAGAGATAGCATGACAGGACTAAGTTATGTCATCGAGCTATCTAAAAAGATTAAAGAAATCAAGTGGATTAAACTCAAGGAGAATCACAGAAGTGACCTTGTAGGTAAGATACTTGATTATGAGTATGGAAATTAAAACCAATAATATGATGTCAATTGAAAATGTTGCACAAGTTGCACATGAAATCAACAAAGCTTATTGCGAAGCTATTGGAGATAACAGTCAACCTACATGGGAAAATGCTCCAGAATGGCAGAAGAGTTCTGCTATTCAAGGTGTTAAGTTTCATTTAGAAAACCCAAATGCAGGTCCAGACGCTTCTCACAACAGCTGGTTAAAACAGAAAGAAGAAGAAGGATGGAAGTATGGTCCAGTGAAGAATCCTGAGACTAAAGAACATCCTTGCTATGTTCCTTATGAACAGCTTCCTACAGAGCAAAAAGCAAAAGATTATTTATTCAAACAAGTAATTCACAGTTTAAAAAACCAATTATAATGGAACAAACAACAAGAGAAATGACGTTTGGAGAGAAGTTAGTAGGACTAACATTCAATCCCAGTAATGATCCAAAAGTGCAGAGAGCTAAAGAGCTATGCGCTGAGTTAGCAGATTTATTAAATGACCACAATGACAATCAGCCTCAATCGCAGTTTAGTCAGCGATTGTTCAGTCACGCAGTAGGAGAAATCCTAAATGCACAAATGAATGTAGTGAAAGTATTAACGCTTAAATATTAAAAACCAATGAGTCAATTTTTTTACACCAGAACAGAAGGAGAAAAATCCTTCTTAGATAGTTTTAACACAGAGAAAGTGATTAGAACTATAGGATATGAAGACGGCACACGTCTAGTTTTATTAGATGATCTTCACGAAAGAGCACATGAAGTTCCTGACGTAGATCCTAAATCAAGAATAGTTAAAGGAATGAAACGTGTCAGAGATATATTTCAGAGTGAAATCCTTTTGAGCAAAGAAGATGCTGAGAAATTTATTAACACATTAAAATAAACCAATGGAATTCAAAAAGTTATTAGGAAATCGTATCTACTTAGAACTTCCTACTAAGGAAGACGACAGTAAGATTATTGTAGACGAGAATACAAAAGAAGCTCTTAAGAAAGAACTTCTTAGTAAGATGTCTAAATTAAAGGTGTATGCTGTAGGTGACTTAGTTACTAGTGTCTCTGTAGGAGAAGAAGTGTTAGTAGACCCAGAAGCATTAGCTAGAAAAGCTACAGTGGTACCTTTAGGAGAAGGTAAAGAAGTGCTATTAGTTTCACCTTTTGATATTATACACATATGGAACTAACTGCTTTAGATAAATTTAAAGCAGAGTTTAAACAAAAGTTTCCCACTTCTTCTATTGATATTTTAGAAGAGGTGGGAAATAATAAAAGTTATGTTATTGCAAGAACTGAGTTTGGATTTTGTAAAGTTAGAAAACAACATTTATTAGCAGGTGTTTCTTCAACTATACAATGTGCAGTTGATAAAAATCTATATTATAGTAATAAAGCAAATGCAATTCATAACTTTGAATATAATTATAATCTTGCAAATTATACATCTTCTGTAAAAAAGATAACAATAATTTGTAAGAAACATGGTCAATTTGATCAGTTACCTAATGCTCATCTAAAAGGTCAAGGTTGTCCAAAATGTAAAAACTTAAAAATCTCTAAGAAAAAATCAGAATGTCACACTGGATGGACATTGACAAATTGGATAAATGCTTCTAAAAAATCAAAAAAGTTTGAATCTTTTAAAGTTTATATTATTCAATGTTGGAATAGTAATGAAGCATTTTTTAAAATAGGTAGAACCTTTGCATCAGTTAAAAAAAGATTTATTTCTAAAACAGAAATGCCTTATTTCTATACAATAGTAAAAATTTTTGAAGGATCTGCTGAAGAAATGTATAAACTGGAAACAGATTTAAAAAGAATAAATAAAGATGATAAATATCACCCTATTCTAACTTTTAATGGAAGTAACGAATGCTTCAAAAAAGTAACATACAATGAGTAAATTACCGTTTATATCAGCAAAGTGCATAACTTACGGTAGAGTGGAAATGCTTGAGGAGAGCTTAAACTCTTTCCTCAAGCAGGACTACCCTGCTGATCTTTGTGAGCTGGTTATAGTTAATGACTATCCCTTACAAAAACTTAGGTTTGATCATCCCCAAGTGAGAATCCATAATATGGATTTTACATTTGGAACAATTGGAGAGAAAGAAAATTACGCTACAGACTTATGTAGAGGTGATATTATCTGTCAATGGGATGATGATGATGTAGCTATGCCGTGGCATCTTAACAATGTAGCTAAGTATTTCACAGATGATGTGAATATTCTACATTGGAATCCTGGTGTATTCTATAATGGTAATTCTATTACAGATATTACATGGATAGGGAATTCTGGTGTTGTATTCAGAAAGTCTGCATGGGAAGCTGTTGGACACCATCCTATTGAGAATGCTGGATATGATATGACCTTCATACAGAATCTACATGCTTATGGAGGAAAGTTGTTTGCTAATCCACCAAAGCACGAAGCTAGTTGGTTTTATATGTGGGGAGGACGTAGTTATCACATGTCTGGACAAGGACATGACAAACCTGGTCAGCCTAATGTTATACAAAGACATAGTCTTCATATAGAGAACCTAAGGGCCCAAGGAAAGATTCCTACAGGTGAAATCCAACTCAACCCTAATTGGAAACACGATTATGTAGACATGTTAAAACGATTCAATGAAAATAAATAAAATTGTAATTGATTCTAGTGATTCAATTACAGATCTTTGTATGTTAGGGAAGTTGTATGGTACAGATAAATCTCCATACAATACAAATTCTACACTACACAAACATCCCTACACTGCTGTATATGATTTTATCTTTGGTCCATTACGATATATGTACCTAGAAATAGCTGAGATAGGCATTCTAGATAACAAATCTATGATGTGCTGGAGAGAATACTTTCCACATGCTAAATTGTATGGATTTGAATATGATCACAACAGACTTACTAAAGCGGTGATTGATAACCTTCAGAACACTGAATATCATTATATGAATGTAAAGGCTGAAGAGTCTATTCAAGTTTCTCTTGAAGGAGCTGGTTGTAAGTTTGATATTATTGTTGAAGACAGCACACATGAGTTTGCTGATCAAATAAGATTTGCAAAGATTGCTACTAAGTTCTTAAAACCTGGTGGTATTCTTGTTATTGAGGATATATTCAGAAATGCTTCTGAGCAACAATATGCAGAACAGCTTAATGAGCTTTCTGCTTATTACAGCTCAGCTACATTTGTAATGACAGAACATATTTTTAAACATTCTCCAGGATGGGACAATGATAAACTCTTAATCTTATACAGAAATGAAGTTGATTAATATCATCACACCATGTTCTCGTCCAGAGAACCTAGAAGAGATAGCTAAAAGTATCAACTTTCCTAAATACAGATGGATAGTTGTGTTTGATGGACCAATTCCTGAAAACAAGCCAGCACAAGCTGAATGCTATTCAGTAATTGATAAGAACAGCATATCTGGTAATGCGCAGAGAAACTTTGCATTAGATCTTGTAGAAAATGGTTGGATATATTTCAATGATGATGATACTGTAATACACCCAGACTTATGGGATGCTATAAAGGATCTAGATGCAGACTTTGCATCATTCAAACAAATATTTCCTTCAGGAATATTAAGGTTAATGGGAATAAGTGTAACATTAAATAACATCGATTCACACAACTTTATCATGGATGTTTCCTTATTAGGAAACTCTAGATGGAACCTGCAGAGGTATGATGCAGATGGACTGTTTGCTCATGAATGTTGGCTCAAGAGTAAGAATTACAAATACATAGATCAGACATTGTCAGTGTACAATGCATTAAGAAAATAGGTACTATACTACCGAATTCGTATGTTTTTGTTATAATTTTAGCTAAAATCCTAACAAATCAGCATTATAATACTGAAAAAGCCCCTGTTAATTAGGGGCTTTTTCTATTTAGAAAGTCTTTTACCTTTCATAGGTTGTTGAGGACTAGTACGTTTACGAATAACGTCTGATTCCCTCATGAAGTTTTGATTGGGCTTAGGGTTGATAACCTTTGGGGCCTTCTTAGGTTTTCCTGATTTCATTACTTGCAGCCGTATTTACATTTCTTCATACTAGCGCCTTTCTTAGCGATGACACCACGACCTTTAAGAATGTCAGCCTTAGTCACTTTACCATCCTTATTAAGGTCTGGGAAAGATTTAGCCTTACCACCATTCTTCATCTTCTTCTTACCTAAAGAAGCACGTTGTTTATCCATAGCTTTAGCCATAGAATCTTGTCTGGCCATAAACTCTTTTTTATCAACAGTTTTGCCCATTTCAGTTTTTGCTTTACCCTTAGGAACACCAGCTCCCATTTGGGCTTTTTTTATTTTTGCCATTGTATTATGATTTATAAGTTTAACAATTCCATTTACGCAACGCTAAAGCTTTCCTTGTAGGTTTACCGTTTGGTTTTTTCATAGGACCTTTTACACCAGACATGCGAGCACAAAAACTCTTTCTTCTCTTAGCAGGTTTACTGTCAGGATCTAGTTTAGAAGGTTTAGTTGTTACAGCCATCTTTAACTTAGAGCCAGGGTTTTGTTTTCTATAAGAAGCAACACCTTTAGCATTAAGTCCTCCAGAAGGATTCTTACCTTCTTTACGAGTCCAAGCTGCTGTCTTTTTTGTTGTTGCCATTTCTTCTAAATGTTATATTAGATTTAACAATGATATCCTTGTGTGTGAATTGCCACATTTCACCTGTAGCATTTATGATCACAGTGTAAATAGTATCTGTTTCATGACCGTAGTCTGTAACCAACCATATTACACCATCACCTTTTGGTGTAGATACATCAATCCTATTTCTAGGTTCATATATCATTTTTCTTTAGCTTTTATCTTTTTTTCTTGAGCTATCATGGCTTTTGTAGGAGCCTTAGGTTTAGCGCCAGTCTTTTTATTCTGAGCTGCTTTTTTCCTTAAATTATCCCACAATCCACGTTGTGAAACACTTCCGTCTTTACGTTTAATCATTTGCTTTGCCATCTGTAGAAGGTGTTTGTGCTTCTTTTACAACATCATTCTCAACTGCTCTGGCTAGAATTGCTTCCACCACTTCATTAGCTCTGTTAGCTAATAACACTTGTTGAGCTTGTTCTGTACTAAGGATTGCTCTGAAGCTGTTTAATAATAGTCCGAACTCTGCTCCACTAAGAGTGAATTCGTCTTGAGGAGTCCATGTGTACTTCTTGTTTGGATCGTACGTTGCCATAATTTAATTTGGTTTTAAAGATTTATCTCGAAGCATATAGTTGAAGAACTCTTAATACTCTTCGAGAGGTTTAATTTAATACGTAGCAAGTTATGAAACTTTAAGATTTCTTCCAATAATAATTCATTATATTTTGGAAGACTGGCCACAAGCCTAAATTGATAGGAGTGTGGATTCTTAGTGATTTCTAAAGAACTCAGTTCATCCACAGATTCTATAATAGAGACCAACCTGTTAAGGTAGATCATGTCATTATCTGGAATCACCTGAGAGACAAACTTTGTATTAACTTGCATTAACTAAGTGTTAATAGATAACGTGTTTTAGCTGCTTCTCCAGATAGAGCATCTGCAAGGTTACCAATGTCATGGTAGCCATTACTGTTTGCAAAACTCTTTAGGTTTGAAGCAAATGATAAAAGATTTGAAACACACTCATTACTTGTACAGTTTATAAGAGGTTCAATTTTATAAACGCCAGGACGTTTATTCATGTAGCCCATAAGCTTTTCAATAACACCATCTTTGAAATCCTGTATATATTCATACAATTTTCCCAAAGCTTTGTGCTCTGCATAACTAGTGGTCTGCCAATGAAGCAGATGTAACTGCTCGTGAAAATAGGTCAATCTAGCAGCGATAGACTCTAAGGACATTTCACTGCTAGATTTAATCATTTCCTCTGGAAATAATGATTTTGCCATACGTTATTATCCTATGGTTGTGGTTGTTGTAGTAGTAGGCGCTACTGTTGTTGTTGTAGTTGTGGTTGGGTTGCAGCACTCATATGCTGGAATTTCAATCCATTTACCCACTTTAGGCATCTTTCTTCTAAGAATTAGACTTCCGCCTACTATGCGTCCTGATCCATCAACACGCACAAAACCTTTTAAAGGTCTCTGATTAGAGCTCATTTTAATTTAATTTAATATTAATGAATAAATTTATTTGTTTTCATATTTATATATAAATCCGTTTTTCGGTTGATTCTCACCTCTACACCATTTGCCAATTGATGCAGGGTGTACTTTTTCAGAAATTGAAGCATGTTTTAATGAATGGTATATATCAACTAATTGCATTTCCGAAGAGTATTTTAGTATATTTCTTCTTAAAGGATTGTTCCATTCTTTACCTACTCTATCTTTATTATTTTCTGATACTTGCTTTCTTCTTTCAAATGAAAGAGTTTTCCCTTTCATTGGTGAAACTTTTCCTTTATTTGAATTAGATAGTTTTTTTAAATGATTTTTAGAATAAACTCCAACTTTTCCTTTATTCCAAGGAGATTTACCTTTAACTCCTTTTCCACCATTTGTTAAATTTAAAACATTGTATTTTAAATTTTTATAGAGTTTTATATATTCTTCTTCTTTTAAAAAAGCATCATCCGAACTTAAGTTTTTTTCTAATATTTCAAAGACCACTTTTAAGTTCATAACATCTATAACATTATTCATCCAAGTGTATAAAGGTTTATCTTTATACATTTTTCTTTTTCTTCCATCTGAATGCTTTTTAATTCGTTGTTTATAATCTTCAGTAACACCTATATAAATACTTTTATCAGAAGGATCTGTAGAGTACATTATATAAATCATGTAATCATCTTCAGAGTCATTGTAATTAACAATACCGTTATAATCTTTCATTTTAATAATTTAACTGATATTTGTTATATAATTTTTTAAGTTCATTGGTATAGTACCAGGTGCATCTTGTCTTAGACTTTTCATCATTTAACACTTTGTCTAAGTGACCGTCCTTGGTTGGATCTATACCTGTATGGTATGTACCCTTATAGAAGCATGCATATCCATCCATTTGCTCACCTACAATTCCTGCATTATGAAGGATTGGGTGTGTCTCTAGCTTTGTGATTGGATCTGGAGCCCAAGAGAATCCCATTTCTGGAATCACTAAGACTTCCTTATCTCTTGCCCATAAGTTCCATAGCACGGCCCACATATCAGCACACCAGCTTTGGAATCCAGTGTTCTCATCTTTGAAGAACTCTTTGTTCACATTCTGCAGATACCTACGTATCAATAGGCAATCATTCATCACTTTGTTCCAGAAAGCTGCATCAATATTCTTTAACAAGTATTGAGCTCCTCCTGAATGTTCTTTGTTAGCTTCAGCAATCTCTCTGCTGATACCAACAAGACTAGCTAATTCACCAAGTATATCTCTCTGCTTATATACTTCTAGCTTTTCAGGTAACACTTGATTCACCTTGCTGTCGAAGTAGTCAGAGTTTATGTAGCTATTTGTATCTGATAAATAACAAATATCATCCTCTATAAAGCTACTGATGTCAAATTTCTCAGTGAAGAACACATCAGAATCACAATACATAATAGCATCTGCTGATCTTTCAGGATGATCTTTGAAGTATCTCCAGAGAACATAAGGACGCAGTGTTGGAATGTAGATTCCTAATAGCTGACTAATGTCGTGAGAGTCTTTGTAAAAATGAAACTCAGCTTCTGGGTAAAGATCTATAATCTTTTCCCATTTAGGATTTTGTTCTCTAAAACTAGGGATGAATATCAAGACAATAGCCTTATGTGATTCACCTCTGTTTCTCAGGCTTTCTAGCCACAAATGCACTTGCCATGTATAATACGTATCGTCAGGGCAAGCTGTAATGTAAAATAATTGTTTTTTCATGAATTTTATTATTGGTTTATATTTTTTTTCCAGATATATCCACCAGCTTCTGTCATTTTCCAGCTTTTAGATTTATCTTTTGAGTAAAACTCTTTTTCATGAACAACAGCTTCTATACTTTTTCTAGGTATGCCTGTTTTTATAGATGCGTCATTTATACTTCTAAATCTATTTAGTTCTTTATTATCTTTTGATAGTTGTACAATCGATACTCCAAACATACCTTTAGACTGTTTTGTTCTAATTGCCTTTTGTACTGATTCAGTAGATTTGACTAACCTATCATCTCTTTTAACTACATCAGTAGTGTTATCTTTCCAAGCTTTACCATATATTATATTCCTGACAATTGATAATCCTATTCCTGTAACGTTAGATATTTCTTTTATGGTTTTTCCTGAGTTATAAAATTCCTTTAGAGTATCTACATCTTTATTTTTTATAGTGGCTTTAATATTTCTTTCACCTGCTCTACTCGGTTGTAAACCAAGAAAATATGCATGTTTTTGATTCATTGAATTATTAACCCATTCTAAGTTTTCTACACAGTTATTTCTTTTATTTCCATCTATATGATTAACTTGAGTATAGTTTTTTCGGTTCTCTAAGAATATTTTAGCAACAAGCCTGTGAATAACTCTTGGTGTAGATTTTCCTTGTTTTCTAAATCTAACCTAAAGATAGCCTCGTTTGTTAGAAATTTGTTTTAATTGTTTTAACTGTTTATTTCTAACATTACCAAGATTACTAACTTGATAACCTTCAAAATCAGGAATATCTCTCCATTCTTCTGCACAGATATACTTTAATTCCTTCATATGTAGTTAAATTTTGCGAAAGGTAGCATTTTCTGCTCCTTTGTGCAAAAAAATTATGGTGCTGTTGTAGTCGTGGTAGTTGTTGTAGTGTTTGCTAACTTACCTACCAATCCAATTAATTGCTCAAGCTGCTTGGAGATGTTCCAAAGGAGCTGAGATTGTGGATCTTGACTGAGTGGTCTTGATGGTATTGCCATTTTTAATATGTTTTATTTAGTATAAATATGTCACTATATATGTTGTTTCCTGTGCTAGCAGTACCCCATTCAACAGTGATATCTAATGTGTTGCTAATTGTTGTATCAAATGTAGTGGTGTTAACAGTGTTAAAACCAAATCCCTGAACAGAAGCATTGTTAGTTTTTGTATAATGAAAACTTCCTAATGCAACAAGTGATGCCACACCTGCAGCTCCAAGTTGTCTAATGGTAAAATCAACGTTTATAGAAAATACATCATTTATAACACTACTTCCAAGGTTTTGAATACCACTGTCCAAAAGAACAATAGATCCTGCCTTAACTCTAATTCTTAGAGTTTGATTATTATTAGCGTTCACAATACCGCCAACAATCGCTCTAAAACTATCACCAACGTTAAATCCGTTAGCTGGTACAGACAGTGTACCTACACCACCATTAATCAACGATGTTTCTACTGTTGTATTAGTAATAACAGTGCTGTTGCCTGTTTGAGCAAATAAACCAGAAACACCCATTGGGCCCTGAGGACCTGGAGGACCTGGAATACCAGCATTAGAAATCCCACAACCCAACTGTTCAAGTTGTTTTGAGATTTGCCACAAAAGATTTTCTTGTGGGCCCCAACCTATTTGCCTAGAAGGTATTGCCATAATTACACAAATCTACATTAACTTTGTTAATAAACAAGAGCTTTTAAAAAAATAAACTAACTAAAACTGTTTGACAAAAATAACTAATTTAATTATTTTCATCTTGATGTATTAATTTTTTTCCTTTTCTTATATTATCTAAAATTGGTAAAGGTTGTAAGTTTTTATAATTACAAACTTTATTCACTTGGTCTATGTTATTCCAATCAACAAGTGCTAGAGGATATATATGATCAATATGCCAAAAAGAACCATAATTTTCCCAACTCATTTGGGTACTGAATTGATTTTCAATATGTTGTTTAAGTTGCTGTGCTGTACATCCTAATAATTTTGTAGTTCTGAATGTTTTATTTGCTGCAGCAGCTTTAACAGCACTCGAATGTCTAACTCTCAAAGTTCTAATTAGTTTAAAAGCAGGGTCAACTTTTGATCTATTTATTTTGTAAACATTATCTCTTTGAATCTCTTTTTGTTTATACTTTAAATATTTAATTCTTCTTCTAACCCTTTCTTTTTCTTTATCTTTTAATCTATCTCTTTTCTTATTGCAATCTTTACAGACATTTGTTATACCATCCCACTTTTTAATATTAGGATAATACTGTTCTTTAGATTTGGCCATTTTACAATCACTACAAATCTTTAAACCACTGTCTGTATAAGAAGATTTAGGTTTCATCTGCCGCCTTGTCCTCTATATTTGCTGACAGGTTTATCTTTTGGTCCACGACTCTTGGTAGCTTTGCCACCTTTTCTTTTACCAAAAATTACTTTGTTTGAGCTTGAGCTACCCTTTTTCATTGGTTTAAAGTTTTGCGTATTGATGAATAACAGCAGCTAGTTTCTTAGCAATGCCGTTTTTATTTGCTTGGTATAGCTTCATATCCATAGAATTGGAGATGAAACACACTTCAATAAGAATATTCTCAGCTGCTGGTCTCATCCAAGCCAATGTCTTTCTGGCTGTAAGAGATTCAGGTTTAACACCTCTTTCTCTAAAGCCAAGGTCTGTAAACACTTTCAATATGTTTTTTGCAAGACTAGTCTCGAAATATGTAGGTAGATTGGGTACAATCACCTCTGTTCCTTTAGCTTCAGGATTTGCAGATGCGTTCCAATGGATGTCTACAAGTATATCTTTTGAGCCAAACTTACCTCTCAGCCAAGCAAGAGTGTCCTTCAGAGCATTCCTATTGTCATCCATTAAAGGAGCAATATTCAGAGCTCTTAGCTCAACACCAACTAGTTCTCTAAGCTCAATGGCTAGATCTCTTTCAATATATCCATTGCCAGAAGCACCTGGATCTGTTCCACCATGACCTGCAGATAGAATAACTTTTCTCATTACACTTCCTCCTCAGTAAAAAAGTTAGAAATAAATTTACCAACCACAGCTACAATCATTACAACAGTGCCCACAATAGGGTGACCATTTAAAACAGCAATGCCAGCACCAAAGGTACCAGCTGCAGCTAGGCTATCGCCAAACACTCTAATTCTCTTAGGGGTAGGCTGAAAGTATCGTTTCCATCCAAATTTCAACTGTTTCATTTTAATTTGATTTTCCAATATGATTGAACGCCATATACTAATTGACCTTGGTTGTTTAGTCCTACAGACCCACCAAATATCTGGTCTTTCTTGTTCTTGAATAATAGACCACCACTAATCTGATTAGACTGTAGCGATCCACCAACATATAATTGATTCTTAGGAACATAGGGTAGTGTCACAGTTTCCCTTATGATGGGATACTTAACGCTCACCTCTGAAGACCTTCCTATAATCATGTTCCTCTGGACAGTGTCAGTCACCTTTACATATCCAATGCTATCAATCTTGATACTATCTTGCTGAATGTTCTTCGCAAGTAGTTGATTTAGAACGTCTTGTGCAAATTGCTTGTAATTACTATCAGGTAGATAGGTCTTTACACTATCCTTATGGATCTCGATAGTTTTGATAATCTGTGGTTTTGAGTAGATGATGCTGTCAACATGCATATAGAACGTATCCTTTATAATAATAGGCTTTTGTTCTGGTGCAGGCTTCTCGTTACATCGCTCTATAAAGAGGACAGATACAAGCACTAAGACAATTACGTTTAAGAAATTAGTCTTTATATAGTTCATTTGTTAATACTTGAATAGAGCGTAATGAAGTATTGGATGATTAGCGCTGCAGCAACAATAATACTAATTGTCCAGATAATTCTCTTCTTAAACTCTTCTTGTTTTTCTAATTTAAGATCTTGCTTTTCAAACTTAGCTTCAAACTCTTTAATCTTTCCTTTAAGAGTTTCAATCTCGTTTACAAAACCTCCGTTCTTGGTGAGGGGGTTGCCCAAGATAGCATCAACAACCTGCGTAAGCTTGGTGTCAATAGATACAATCTTCTCCTCCATGTCGTACAGACGCTGGTCCATGCTTTTTAATTCATCTTTTACTTGTTGTTCAAAAATATTTTCCATACTCGTATATGAGGGTATGTGGGATAAAAAAAAATACACCTCCCTCAAATTAGGGAAAAAGTGTATATGTAATTTGTGCCTAGGACAGGCAAGGATAGATTTGTACAAAACTAAAAAATACTTTTGAAACTACCAAATCTTTTTTTAACTTTGAGCTATGAAAATTCTATACATTGCACCCCACTTATCCACAGGAGGAATGCCTCAATATTTATATCAACAGGCAATGCATTTTGGAGCAGAACATGACATAGAAGTCATTGATGTTACCAACTCTGGAGGAGACCTGTTTGTCGTCCAAAAGAATAAAATCAGCAAGTTTTTCACAGTGCACCATTTCGAATATCAGGACGAGATCCTTAGATATGTAGAGCACTACCAGCCAGACATCATCCATTATCAGGAGATTCCTCAGGATTTTCTACACACAAGAATCTTAGACAAACTGTTTGCTGACGACAGAACTCACTTCAATGTAGTCACTACACACAGTTCTTATACAGATCCAGACAAGATCTACTACCATCCAGACAGATATGTATTTGTTTCTGAATGGAGCAGGCAAAGATTTGCTCATTTAGGGATTGATTCTGATGTCTGGGAATATCCTATTATCAATCACGTGGTTGACAAGAGTAGAGCTAGAAAGATGTTGGGACTGGATGATAGTGTTAAACATGTCCTTCATATGGGATTATTTACCCCTGGCAAGAATCAAGCTGAGCTGTTTGAGATAGCTAGACAACTGAAGGATGAGAACATCTTGTTCCACTTTGTAGGTAATCAGGCTGGCAATTTTAAGGAATATTGGGAGCCTCTAATGGCAAATAAGCCAGATAACTGTATTGTCTGGGGAGAACGTCACGATGTAGAAACATTCTATTCTGCAGCTGATCTGTTCTACTTCCCGTCCAAATTTGAACTCTCTCCAATATCAATTAAAGAAGCATTGGGACACGGTCTTCCCTGCATGTTTAGAAAGCTACACACCTATTTAGACATGTATGATAATAACCCTCAGGTGACATATATCACTGAAGATGTTAATGAAAATAAGAATTTGTTATTAAAACTGTTGAAAAAATGATATATAATAATCTGAAGAAAACCCTCTCACCAATTGTCGTTGTAAAGAACAAGATACATTACAACTTTACAGACGGTGCTTTTGTAGAAATCTTAGGTTCTGAAGTGAAGAAATATACAGTAAAGTTTATTAATGATGATACAGGAGTTGTAATATATAAAACAGAAATCCAGAATAATTCGTGGGCCAGAACAGCAATTAAATATTTCATTAAGTGGAGAATTGAGGTGTATGAGAACGACACACTAATTTCTAATGTTACATACAATGCTAAGGATAAGAATGTATTAATATCATTTGATAGTTCTTCCTTAGGAGATACAATAGCATGGGTGCCATATGCACTAGAATTTAAAAATAAGCACAACTGTAATGTCTTCGTAAGGACATTTAAAAACTTTCTATTTGAAGAAGCTTATCCAGAACTCACATTTATTAAACCAGGTGAATCAGTTGATAATCTGTACGCAAAGTATGATCTAGGATGGTTTTACAAAGATAGCATGGAACCAGTGCTACCAAATACAATACCATTACAACAAACAGCTACAAACATTCTAGGGCTTGAATATAAAGAATTAAGACCTAGAATCATGCATTATCAAAAAACAAGCTATAATTCAAAAGTGGTTACAATAGCTACCAATTCTACAGCTGCCTGTAAGTTTTGGACAAGGGAAGCTTGGCAAGATGTGATTACATTCCTACATAAGTTAGGGTATACAATAATAAATGTTTCTAAAGAAGAAAATCCATTTGAGAACTGTCAACCTCTAGATGATAAGTCTTTACAAAGCGCTATGGATGCGATTGCTCATAGTCACTTTTTCATAGGACTGAGCTCTGGATTAAGTTGGTTAGCTTGGGCTATGGGTAGACCTGTAGTGATGATTGCTAACTTCTCAGAAGAGTGGCATGAATTTAAATGTGTACGTCCTGTTAAGAAAACAGTGTGTTATGGATGTTGGAACAATCCTAACTTTAAGTTTGACAAAGGAGATTGGAATTGGTGTCCTGTACATAAGAACACATCTAGATTTCTTGAGTGTCAAAAATCAATAACGGCACAAGATGTTATTTCTGTTCTTTTAGACCAAATTTTATCCATCGATACCAAATCCTCTCATGGAAATAATATTGTATAGGTTTCCAAATTAGTTCTGCTATGCTAAAAGCTGCTCCAACTTTAATAGAGTTGGTAGCAGCCCACATAGCAATGAATCCAATGAGTGTGCTAATTATTCTATAAGAGATAGCCTTAGCTAAGTGTCTTTTCTTTTCTATTATCATTTTATTATAACTACGTCTCCTTTCCAAATTACCTCATTAGCCTGACAGCTAAAGTGGTGTTTATCTACCATTTCTCCTCTATTAGGATCATAAACAAAGTCACGAGTTGTATGCATGGGAATCTCCACCACAATGTTAGAACATACACGTTCTACACCATTGATTAGAATTCTCCAAAAACTATGGTTGTCTTTACATAGTGTGTTATACCTTATCTTAACATCTGTCATAGTTTACCCTCAGCTTTCATTTGTTCACGAATCTTTGTAGCAGATATATCATGTATCTCTGCAGGAGGAACATGTTCTATAACATCATACCCTATACCCCTACCAATGTTAACAGACTCAATATCAGGGATGATGATCACCTTCACTCGTTCCTCACCTACAAGCTGCCAAAGTTCTTTCTTAATATTAGCTTCCACTTCACTAGCTGTGAAAGGATTCTTTTCATCTGGTTCAACATCCCTAATACACAATAAAACATTCTTTCCTTCATTCAACCTTTGATCAATTAGCCACCTGTGACCAGCATGCCAAGGTTGCCATCTACCAATAAACATTGAATACATCTTTGAATTAGAAGACGAGGGAGCTGCTGCTTTGGCTAGGAAGTTTTGCATAAGTTAATATTTGATTTATACATTCTGACACATCTGTTTTGGATGTATCAAGGTGCAATATACGCTCTTCTGTAGGAATCTCAAAATCTTTTACATGAAAGTTTTCTCTTCCTCTTTCTCCTTCATAAGTGAGATAGACCCAAACCACATCCTCTGTAAGGCTATTCAGGTAGTCTCTAGCTTCCTTGTATGGATATACTAGAGATAGCACGACGTGCACATAGTCTTCATTCTTGTGATTGATGTAATGTGCTATATCACTTGCACGATTGAGATTCTTAATCCTACCCTCTCTGCTGTAATCTTTGTTTTTGAACAACTCTCTCAAATCATCTCCATCGATATTATCTGCAGGAAGTTTAACTGTAAGAATATCAGCAAGCGTGGACTTACCACAATGAGGCTGACCAAATAATACTATTATCATTTTATATATTTAAAGTAGTCAAAGAACCATTTGTAATTGCTCCATATCCAATCTGTCACATCTCTTCCAAGCAACTGTTTTGCTTTTGAAGGAACAGGTTCCACCTTAGTTCTAATAACATGGTCACCAAATGCTCCATACACTTCATCATCTTCCTTAGTCACTTGCTCTACGTTATCAAAATCATGCTTAAAATAAGGAATGCCTAGATAGTTGTAGATGCGTATAATTTCTGATTCAGGATGTAAACACAAATCTTCAAACTTAACAAACAACATTTTACTGTCTATTCCCATCCTAAGTATCTCTCCCAACCTTTCGATAGCAAGTCCTACAGGTTGAGACTGTGCCCATATATCTATACGTTTAGGAACTGTTGTTCCTTGCATCTTAGACCAGTCTAGAATATCATCCTGCTTATCAGGATTCTTTCTATAATTCTTCTCCATGCTTGCAAAGATGTCACGCAGGTCTCTCACCATGCATATTATCTTAGGCTCTGGATTAATGAAATTGAGGAAGCCATAATGAATCCCCCATCCCCTGCTCTTATCTATTACATATTTTTTGTCTGTAATAGCTTCATAATATCCCTTCATCCCTTCATGACAAAAAGCTTGAAAGCCTTTTTTCATAAGTTCTGACTCTTGTGCTTTGAACTCAGGAGAATTAGTGTAGTTAGCTCTTGCGGCAAACACTAGTTCTAACACACCACTTGTGGGTGTAGCATATATGTCTGGGTTCTGAGCTAAGATGTTCTGCAATAATGTAGATCCTGCTCTTGGTAGAGAACTTTGATAAAATAGTTTTTCCATTATCCTTTTAGTTGGTTTATAATATTGTCCACATCAAACATCTCTGACTCATCTTTATAAGGACACTCGTGTGTTGTTCCTTCAAAGTTATAATTAAATAAGTAACTATCAGGAAGTTTGAACTCAGGTTTTTGATTGGCTATAATATTATTATGCATCTTGTAACCAAATATATTAGGATTGGTTCCAACCCACAACACAGTAGACTGTAACCCTAAAGCAGCAGCACCATGCTGTAAGCATGAATCAATTAACAATCTCTTCTCACTTCTCAGAAGGATGGTCATGAGCTCCATTATACCGTATTGCTTATCAATAACATTAACACCACCAATAGCAATAGCACCAGGTCTTGTCACCTGAAATATATCATAATCATGACGAAACTCTTCGTAAACAGCCTGCATTACAGAAATGGGCATGTCTCTTGTCCACTTATATCTAACAGCATTCTCTTGACCAAACATTCCTCCTGATGTCTGAAGGAGTAACATAGGCTTAGTGGGTTGCCACAAAACATTAGCTAGTTGCTTTTCTCTCAGGTTAAACTCTAGTTCAGGCTCTTCTCCATTGTATTCAAGCTGATACAGTTTGCACCAGTTCTCAATAAGTGGAAGTTGACCGTGAATGTGTTCTGCTGTAAAATAGGGCTCATGTTTGAATATCAAAGAATCCTTTCCTTCTATATAATCCTGATAGAAATAAGGGGTGGCAGAGCTGCTATACACCCTATCTATAAAGTCTAGGTTTAGAAAGGGAGAAGGCCAAGCACAAACCACTATGAGCTTCCTGTCTGGATGGTTGTTCTTAATACATCTAGCTACAGCTGTAGCAGCTATATGTTTTCCTATACCTCCATCAATGTGGAATATTGAATATTTTTCCATGGTTTTTATTTTAAATTAGTTTTTTTACAAATTTAATTAAATGTTTTAACAATTCATCTTATTTTATTTTTTTATCGTGTTACGATCATTTTTATTTATAAAAATTAAAATATCGGTATTCTTACAATACTTTATAGCACTTGTAATCCAAGGAAATATGTTATCATAAACGTAATTTGAGCAAACTGTAATAAGTAAATTTTTCATAATATTTTTATCTGTACATAAGATACTTTAAAAAATTATCTTGAGTTATATTATTCTTATCTACGTTTAATTTAATTAAATGTGAATCCCAAACATGACTAGCGTAACTTTTTTTAGTTCTTCTTAAAGCTTCAGAAATTCTTGATGGATTTAAAAACATATCAACATCTCTACCAAGAATTTCATAAAAATAACTTCTATCAACACACATATCAAATAAGTTATTTTCAACAACATATTCACTTATTAATTTAGGTCCCAATTCACCCCAATGAGGAATTTTATTTTTATATTTTTCTAAAATATAAGCCGATCTTAAAAATAAATTTTCTGCATGTTGTTTATTTAAAAATAAACAAGCTCCATTAATTGGATATACATGATCTGGTGATTGATACCCTGCAATAAATTCACCATGTCCTTTTTCTTTTCTTAAGTTAAAAAACCATTCTTGATTTTTTAAACAAAAGACATCACAATCAAACCACCATGAATCTTCATAAGATAAAACTTTATATCTAAAAATATCAGATATAATTGCTTTATTATCCCATCCAATTAATTCACTAAATTGTGAAATATCTTTATATTCTTCTAATTTTAAAATTTCGGAAGCATTCAACACTTCAATCCCATCTATTTTAATATTATCGTAAGACCAAAATCTTATTTCAAATCCATTTTTTTTGAAAGAATTTATTGATGATTTTTCTAATTCGCTTAACATCCCCATCCAAAAAAAATTAGCAATTTCCTTATTCATAATTATTTAAATTAAACTCCTATTTGATGTTTAGCAAGTGCAATTGATATATTAGTATCAGTCATAAATTGTGTTTGAAGAATAGGAATCCATTCAGTTACACGATCATATTGATGTACAATTGCAAATTCTTCACCATCTGAATTTATCACTTTATTATCTCTTAATGTTGCTAATGGTAAAATCATTTCTTCATCTTTATATGAAGTATCTTGTTCTCTCCAAAATCCACGCTGTGTATTTAAATGAGTTGCAAAAGGCATTTTTTCAGTACCAAAAAAAACATTATTTTTATAACTATCCGTATGTATAAAATAGTTTAATAAATGTTGGTCTATATTTGTAAGTCCCACTCTAATGGATTCATTATAAATTTGACGACATAATATTGAAAGTTCTTTTGCTTTACCTCCTACAACTCCTGCACAATAAACAGGTCTATCCATAAATTTTTCCATTACCTCTTTATTATACATTTTTTCAAACATTTCATAACACCATGGGATTAAACGATGGGGTATAGGTTCCTCATTTACAATAATATCTTTTTTACAATTTGCAATATATTTAAAAGGATCTGATTGAAAAAAAGCATCTCTGATATCAACCAT